TTATACCATCAAATTAAACTTTGCTGCTCAAACATCACCTACTGCTATTGGTAGATCTACTGGTGAAAGTTTCCCAATATTATATGTAAATGATACTAAATCAACTGGTGGATTTGATATTAAGGCAACTCAAAATATGCCGTTTGAAATTATTTCCCCACAAGTACATAATATAACTGTTGCAGGAACTAAAGTTAGTGCTGAAATGAGAACTGTTTCTGGTACAAGTCTTGCTGATGGTGCTGGTTTTAGTGCTGATATTCCATTCACTAATAGTGGGTATGAAACTATTACTCTGAATAAAGCAAATTATATGAATACTACAAGATGTATTGCATCAAGAATTAATGAAACATCAAGTCCTGTTATTCAAGAATTCTCTGGTAATAGATCATTTAATATGAGACTTAATTTAGAGAGTAATGATCCTAGAGTATCTCCAATAATTGATACTCAAAGAGCAAATGTAATCTTAACTTCCAATAGATGTGATGCTCCTATTATAGATTATATTGATGATCCTAGAGTTGCTGATCCATTTGCAGATCCAACAGGATGTCAATATATTTCTAAAGAAAATGTATTGACTAATGGTGCATCTTCTATTAAAATTATACTTGATGCTCATATTAGTACATATAATGATATTAGATGTTTTTATGCAATTTCTGATACATCAAACTTTGAACCAAAGTTTATTCCTTTCCCAGGATATACAAATTTAGATGGTGAAGGAGAACTTCTGTTTGACGATAAAAGTGATGGAAGACCTAATAAGATGGTTTCATTCAGCAATCCAGGATTTGTTTCTAATGAAATAGATTTTAAAGAACATAGTTGGAGTATAGATAATCTACCCCAGTTCTTGGCTTATAGAATTAAGATTATTCTTGCTTCTACCAATCAGGTCTATGTTCCTAGAATTAAAGATCTTCGAGTTATTACTTTAGCATAATGGATTATGAATTCCTAAAAGTGAAGAATCAACCAAATTTAATGAGAGATCCTTCATCAAATGCCATACTCAATGACAATCAATCTGATTATGATGAGTATATAGCACGTCGTGATGCTGTTAACAAAGAAAAAGAAAAATCTTTAAACGTTGAAGAAGATGTTGCTAATTTAAAAAGTGAATTGAGCGAAATCAAATCTTTACTAAAGGAGTTAGTAAATGGCAACTAAAAAATTTACTTTCGATCCCGATGCTGGTGTTGCCTATGGTGCTAATCTGGTAATTACTACTGGTGCAGACTTTAGACAACATTTTGAAGTAGAGAACCTTTCTAATGGTAATTTTGATTTCTATACTGGTTCTGCTGGTGTAGGTAATACTTGGACTGGTACTGGTGCAATGGTTAAGAGTGTTGCTATAGGTGCATCTTATAGTACTGCTGATGCAACGTTCACAGTTGGATTTACAAGTGCTACTGAAGGTAAATTTATTGCTTCTTTAACTGCTGCTCAAACAAGAAATTTAAACGAAGGAAGATATGTATATGATATTAATGTCAGTTCAGGAGCAACAGTTTATAGAATTGTTAGCGGAAATGTAATGGTTAACCAAGGCATTTCTACTGCACTATAAATATAAAAACAGAGGTATTGTATAGATGCAACCATCCACTCGCCAAGAATTAGTTACTTATTGTAAAAGACAACTGGGTGCTCCCGTGTTGGAAATTAATGTTGCCGATGAACAAATAGATGATATTTTAGATGATTCCATTCAGTTTTTTCAAGAAAGACATTTTGATGGAACCCTTCAAATGTTCATGAAATATAAAATAACTGAAGATGATATTAAAAGAGGAAGGGCAAGAGAAGGAAGAACAGATAACGTAGGAATAGTTACTACAACAGCAACTGCAACCATCGATGGCGGTACTACTAGTTTTAGTTGGACAGAGACTAGCAATTACTTACAAGTTCCACCATCAGTTATTGGTGTAACAAAGGTAATGCATTTTGATGGTGCTAACACTGTTACTAATAATATGTTTAGTGTTAAGTATCAGTTATTTTTAAATGATATTTACTATTGGGGTTCTACTGAAATCTTAACTTATGCAATGGTTAAGACTTTTCTTGAAGATATTGATTTTGCATTGACCACACAAAAACAAATTAGATTTAACCAGAGAATGGATAAATTATATCTTGATATTGATTGGTCAAGTCTTAATGTAGATGATTTTATAGTAATGGAATGTTATAGAGCATTGCATCCAGATGATTATGCAAGAGTCTGGAATGATTCGTTCTTAAAAAGATATGCTACTGCTAAAATTAAAAAGCAGTGGGGTCAAAATTTACTTAAGTTCCAAGGAGTTAAATTACCTGGTGGGGTTGAATTAAATGGTAGACAAATCTATGATGACGCAGAAAAAGAACTGGAAGTCATTAGAGAACAGATGTCTAACATGTACGAACTTCCACCATTAGATATGATAGGTTAATGATATGGTACTTAATCCATTCTTTCAGCAAGGATCAAAAAGCGAACAAAGTTTAGTTCAATCTCTCATTAATGAGCAGTTAAAAATTTATGGTGTTGATGTACATTTCATGCCAAGGAAGTATGTTTCTTCCGATTCAGTATTAAGAGAAGTAAGTGCATCTTCATTTGAGGATGCATATCCTATAGAAGCATATATTGATAACTTTGATGGATATGGAGATAATCCTACTCTCCTTTCTAAATTTGGTATTGAGCAAACTAATGAAGTAACTTTAATAATTTCAAAGGAAAGATTTGAGAATTATATTTCTCCTTTGATGAAGAATGAGGAAAATATAAAATTATCAACTAGACCAAAGGAAGGAGATTTAATCTACTTCCCATTTGGAGATCGTCTATTTGAAATCAAGTACGTAGAGCACGAGAAACCATTCTACATGCTTAAGAATACTTACGTATATGAACTTCGTTGTGAACTATTCCGTTACGAAGACGAAGTTATCGATACTGGTGTTGATGAAATTGATGATACTTTAGAAGCAACAGAAGGTGTAGATGGTGCAGACTACGTAATCGGAACTACTCAAAAACTTACTCTTATTGGAGATGCTGTACAAGCAACTGCAGAAACAACACAAGTACATGGTGGTATTCAATATGTTACTGTAACAGATAGAGGTAGTGGGTATACATATGCTCCACGAGTTGCAATTTCCTCTGCTCCTGCAGGTGGAGTAACTGGTATAGCAACTGCATATCTACGTGGTGGATTGTTTATTGGTGCAGGTTATGATGCTGCTAGTAATAAGAGTGTAGTACAGAATGTTAACCTAGTTAATCCTGGTTCTGGATACACTACAGGGCCTGAAATGCAGTTCTATGGTGGTGGAGGAACAGGTATTGCTGTTACTGCATATATGGCAAATGGAACCATTGGTATTGTTACTGTTACTGGAGGTGGTTCAGGATATACTACATCACCAGCAGTCACGTTTACGGGTCTCTCAACGGTCTCTGCTGCCGCTACAGCAGTCGTAAGCACCGCAGGTACTATATCTGCTATTCACATCACTAATGCTGGTGCAGGTTATACAACCCCACCAACAATAGCAATTGCTGCTCCAACAGGAACAAGTACTGGAACCTTTGTATTCAATGAAATTGTAACTGGAGGAACAAGTGGTGCTACTGCAAGAGTAAGAACATGGAATTCTGTAACGAACGAAATAGAACTATCTAATGTTGATGGTACATTCAGTAGAGAAGAGACTCTTACAGGTTCTACATCAGGTGCATCTCGTGTTATAAGGTTAATTGACCTAACTAACTATGATGATGGATTTGGTGATAATGATGTCTTTGAGACGGAAGCAGATGATATTCTAGACTTCTCTGAAGGTAACCCATTCGGTACCCCATAAATATAATACAAGAGGTATATAATCATGTTTGAATATTTTTATAACGAAATTTTTAGAAAAACCATTATTGGTTTTGGTACACTGTTTAATGATATTACCATTAAGCAGGAAGATTCTACTGTAAAAGTACCTCTAGCATATGGTCCTACACAAAAGTTTTTAGCAAGATTAGAAGAATCACCAGACCTTAATAAAAGAACTTCATTGACATTACCAAGAATGTCATTTGAGTTTACTGGTCTTCAATATGATTCATCAAGAAAAGTAACTACAACTCAACAATTTACAGTAAAAGATAAGACTACTGGAAAGAATACAAATAAAGCATACATGCCTGTTCCTTA